AAACAATTAGCTCAACTTATAGCTGAATTACGTCCTTTAGTACAATCATTAGGTGATGCTACTGTAGTAGTTCCGTTAATAAAAGAATATATGGAAATTAGCGTTAAAAATGATGACGCTCTTCTAAAAATGGCTGCCATAGTACAACGTTTATCTACGGGTACAGCAAATTCAGGTGATGGTGGGTTATTAACAGAAGAAGAAATGGCTCAACTTCAAGATTTAACTGAAGAAATAGCTAAAACTGTTGAAGAACCAAAACAATTAGAACAACCTAAAGAGTAATGGGGTATAATTTAGATATAGGAGCTAATAAAGGAGTAGGAATTAATAACTTAGGTTCTGTTATAACTTCCGTTAGAGTAACAGGAATTATATTAGATGAAAGACATGAAAGATGGGAATCTTTAGGTGGTTGGGATTCATTAGGAACAATATTTTATACGGGTGTAAATGAAACTACTTCGGGAACAACTCCTAATTTTAATAATACTGCAAGACCCTTATTTCCCAATTTAAAACAATACCCCTTACTAAATGAAATAGTTTTAATAGTAAAAGCTACTAATAGAGATATTTATGGTATAGCTAAGGGAGAAGATACATATTATTTACCTAGTATCAATATATGGTCTCACCAACATCATAACGCACTACCTACTAAAACTTCTTTAGAAGAAAGTGGGGACTCAATGTCAAATGATTATAAAAAAATAGAAGCAGGAGCTGTTAGACAAACAGAAGATGGCAGTACAGATATAAATTTAGGAAGATATTTTAACGAACAAATAAATATAAAACCTTTATTACCCTACGAAGG